AGAAAATATGATCCAATGCTAAGTATAAGTGGCAATCAAGGATTATCTGTAAAAGGTACGATTGACCAAATGATTATGAAAGCAATAAAATAAATGGCTAAGAAATTTTCTTTAAATGAACCAGGTGATAAATCATCAGTTAAAACTAATTTAATTGTAGATGAAGCAGAGAATAAAATACATATAGAAAATTATCAAGCACAAGCAGACATAAAAGAAATACTACAAGCTAATAAAGTTGCACAAAATGAAGGTGCTTATAAATCTAAAGTTTTAAAAGAAGCTAAAGGTTATAGAGTAGCTAGACTACCAAACATTGTTGTTCATCAATTAGCAAAGAAAAAAATAATATCATTAACAGGAAAAGTATTAGACAAGCCTAAATTTTTTAGATGGCTTAATGATCCTGATAACAGACACTTTAGGATTTACACAGGGAATTTATAATGGCTCTTACAACTTTCGCATTGTTAAAAACAACAATCGCAAATTATCTAAACAGGACAGATCTCACATCATACTTGGGTGATTTCATTACGCTTACAGAAAGCAGATTGAATAGAGAATTGCGTGTTAGAGAAATGGTTAATACAGATACCAGTACAACAACAGTTTCAGGTACACAATCATACTCTTTGCCTAGTGGTTTTTTAGAAGCTAGTGCAGTTATTTATCAAAGTGATCCGTATAGAACATTACGTTTTATGGCTAATGGTGATTTTTACAGACAATATAACGCTAGTCAAACATCAGGTTTACCAAGTTTTTTTACAATAGTTGGTGGCAATATTTTATTAGGTGTTGCACCAGACTCAGCACAAACATTACAAATAGATTATTATAAAACAATTACTCCTTTATCAGAGTCAAATACAACAAACGATATTTTAACAAACTACCCTGAACTATATTTATATGGTGCATTAGCAGAATCTTCTCCTTTCTTAATGCAAGATGAACGTCTAGCAACATGGGCCGGTTTGTATAAAGAAGCATTAAAGAACGCAAACTTATCATCAGAAAAAGGATCAATAACATCTTCTCCAATGCAGATGTCAGCAACAGGAATAGTATAATATGATTGAGTTCGGACAATTACAATCTGATCTTCCTGCGTATCAAAATACTGGTGCATTAAAAGTAGATAACGTATTACCTTTAAAAACAGGTTACAAAAGTTTACCAGGATTTCAGGCTCTTAGTAGCACAGGATTAACAGGAAGTGCAGTAGGTTTATTTTCATCATTTCAAGCAGGTGGTGTAACAAACTATGCCGGTGATGCAACAAAGCTGTATCAAATGGATAGTTCACTTGTATTTCAAGATAAAAGTAAATCAGGTGGTTACAATAACAGCACAACATCTAACGCAAGAGATTTTTGGAAGTTTACACAATTTGGCACAAACATTATAGCAACTAACCACGCTGATAATATTCAAAAGTTTAATCAAGGTACAGACTCAGCATTTTCCGATCTTGTAGCGTTAAAAGCAAAATACATTACAGTTATAAATAACTTTGTTGTTTCTGGTTACACTACAGAGTCAGGCACAGAATACAACCAACGAGTAAAATGGTCAGGACTAAATGACAGTTCAACATGGACTCCTAGCCAAGCTACACAATCTGGTTTTCAAGATATTGTTGGTGAGCATGGAAACCTCGTAGGAATAGTAGGTGGTGAATCATCAGGTATAGTTTTTTTTGAAAAAGCTATTTACCGAATGAGTTACGAAGGTACGCCATTAATTTTTAGGTTTGATAAGATTTCAGACAATATAGGGGCGTTTTGTGACAAAAGCATTGTGTCTTTTGGAAACATGATTTTTTTCCTAGCACAAGATGGTTTTTATAAACTTACTGGTGGCCAACAATTAGCACCAATAGGAAATGGTAAAGTAGATGATTTTTTTTATAAAGATCTTACATCTAATTTAGATGGAGTATGTGGTGCAGTAGATCCAAACAATAGTGTTGTTGTATGGTCCTATAGAGGATCAAATGCTACTTCTACATCTTCCGTAAATAACAAATTAATTATTTATAACTATAGTGTAGATAAATGGTCCACCGGATCAGGATTAGATTTACAATTTATATCAAGTGCCTCGCAAGAAGCCTTTACGACATTAGAAAGTTTAGATGTATTAGGTGATTTAGATAATTTACCTAAATCGTTAGACTCTTATTTTTATGGAGAAGGTATTGTAGGTTTAGCAGGATTTAATTCTGACAATAAATTTGGTAAATTTATTTCTACATCTTTATCAGCTACAGTTGATACAACAGAGTTTGAAGGTGCAGAGGGTAGAAGATCATCTATTATTAATGTTAGACCGATTGTAGATGGTGATGATAACAGCACAACTGTTACTGTTACGCCTATTACAAGAGCATCACAGTTAGATAACATATCTGTTGGCACAGCAGTTTCAACACAAGATAGTGGTGATTGTCCTCTTAGATCTAATTCTCGTTATCATAGAATACGAGTATCGGTAAGTGGCAACTTTAACACCATGTCAGGAGTAGATATAGAGGCAAGACCAGAAGGCAAAAGATAATGGCAGACAATCAGTTTCCTGGTGTACCTATTTCAATGCCGGATCATGGCCAACATTTACGCCTTGTATCTAACAGCTTAAACAACACAATAAACGGAAAGTTAAACAGCACAGGCTCTATAACATTACGAGCAAGTCAAACGACAACAACGCTTACAGATGCAAGATTAGGTGGTAACTCTATTATATTGTTTATGCCAACTACAGCTAACGCAAATACAGCAAAAGCAAATTTGTATGTGTCAGCAAGAGCAAACGGAACAGCAACATTAACTCATGCTAGTTCATCTAATGCCGATCAAACATTTGGCTATATTGTTATAGGGTGATTACGCAAGTACCAAAAGAAGATATAGCTATGGTATGGCAACAAGTAGAGCCATTAGTACAAAGAGCTTTAGATGATACTTACACAGCTAGAGATATACTAGACGGATTAATATTAAACAGGTTTCAACTTTTTATAAGTTGGGAGAACGATAAAGTGGAAAGTGCAGTTGTTACAGAGGTAGCAGACTATCCACGCAAACGTATCTTACGATATGTTCTCGCAGGAGGTAATAACCTAGATAACTGGTTAGAACCTATACAAGATAAAATTGAACTATTTGCAACAAATAATTTTTGCCAATCTATTGAGGTAGCAGGGCGAAAAGGTTGGTTGCGTAAATTACAAGGATTTAAACAAAATATATATTTAATGAGTAAAGAATTATGAGTAAAGGATCAAACCCAACAAACGTCACTACGACTACATCAGCAGAACCATCAGAATTTATTAGACCATACTATGAACAGGCGATAAACTCTGCACAAGATTTGTACGAAGGTAGTACGCCTAATTTCTTTCCTAATGCAACGTACACAGATTTTTCACCAGAAACTTCTACTGCTTTAAACTTAGCAACATCAAGGGCATTATCTGGCAACCCTTTACTTAACCAATCACAAACGGAAGCATCAAACATACTAGCCGGTAATTACTTAACACCTGGTTCTAATCCTTATTCCCAAGCATTATTTAATCAAATGGCAGGTGATGTAACATCTAAAGTTAATTCACAATTTACAAAAGCAGGTAGATTTGGTTCAGGAGCTAATCAAGAAGTATTAGCAGACTCTTTAGGACAACTTGCTAATCAAGTATATGGCGATCAATATAATCGTGAAAGAGAACTCATGGCTAATACTATGATGTCAGCACCTCAACTGGGTGAAATGGATTATAATGATATAGCAAGATTACAACAAGTAGGAGCAGAAAAAGAAAACTTAGAACAAGCTAAACTACAAGATGCTATTGCTAGATATGATTATCAAGAACAAAAACCATACATTAAATTAAATCAATACTTAGGTGCATTAGGTGCAAACGTACCTTCAACTGAAGTATCAACTAAACCAGTATTTAGAAATATTGGTGGAGGCATATTACAAGGTGCAGGAATTGGATCTAATCTTGCAGGAAATATTCCTGGAATGAATCCTCTTTATGGTGCAATCGGTGGTGGCTTACTTGGAGGGTTCTTTTAATGGTAACTTTTAATTATCCTTATTCTGTTGCATCTAATAAACCTATGTACTCATTTGGTTTACTAAATAGATCAAATGAACCAGTAGGAAATAGAATTACAAATTTATTTAATTCATCTAATGTAACAAATAATGAAACACCTAAAATTCGTACTAATTCAGGAACAAGGTTTGGTACAAGTATTACAGAACCCATTGTAGAACCAAATGTAATTTCACCAAATAATAATAGGTTTATGATGGCCAACTTTCCTAAACCAAGAAGAACTCTTTTACGAGATAGTTTTAATTATCAAAATCCATATAGAGGTGATGAAATGACAGGATCATTTCAAAATGTTGGTAATGCTGTTACAAGTAGATTTGGTGGTGGTACTGTTGCAAATCCAACATATCCAAATGCTCGTTACTTAAATGTTAAAGGTAAAAAATCTAATAATGTAGATAATAATACAGGTATATTAAATTTTAAACCAAAAAGTAATCAAGAAAACATTGAAACAAAAAACAAAGGAATTTTATCACAAGATAAAAAAGAAAAATCATCTTTTAGTGGTTTACTTAAAAACGCTTTTGATAAAGGTGTAGAGTTTGCACAATCAGATTATGGTATGGATTTCTTTATGGGAATGGACACCGGTTATTCAGATACACCTAAAACATTACTAGATACTATAAAACCAGGTTATCAATATGCTGAAGCAAAACAACAACAAGAAATTGAAAATGAAATAAATAAATTAAAAGCAGGTAAACAAAATTATAGAGAACCAGTTTATAGAGGTTTAGTAATAGATAAAAATGGTAATGAGTACGGATATTTTTCATCTAAAGGTGGAATGTATGCAGAAATAAATGGTGCTAAAGTTCCTAACAAAGATATTAAAAAAGTTATAGGTGACTACGAAATAAGAAACATTGGTCAACAAACTTTTGGGTTAGCAGATTTTAGAGAAATGCAAACTATTGAAAGTAATTTATTAAACAATGAAAGAAGTTTACAAAGTTACGAAAGATATTTAGGTTTACAAGGTGACACTAATCAAGGCATAAGAAGATTAGCAGATCAATACTCAACTATATTTAAAACATTTTTTGGTGAAGGATTAACAGAAGAAGAATTAGCAACAAAAGTAGCTAATGGAGAATTACAAAGATTAATTGGTGCTTCAAGAAAAAATATTGTTGGTGGTGGTGTCATGACAGAACAAGATGCAATAAGAATAATTGATGCTTTAGGTGGTAATGTTGATTCTTTACAAAGTCCACAAGCAGTTCGTAGAGCAATATCTCAAATGTTTAAAGAAACTTATGATGAATATAAAATTAATCTTAGACAGTATAATTATAATGTTGATAAAGAATATGGTAACTCAGGCTACCCAAGAAAAAAACCTATTGAGTTTACTAAAGATCAATTAAAAATATTTACTTCAGATATTACTACCGGTCTTGGTTTGTTAGAATACCAAGATTTAACAGATAATGAATTGCTATCAATAAATCCTACTACTTTAAATGATGAAGATTTAGATAAATATTTTAATGAAAGAAACAAAAGAGGATTAGTTGCAAAATGACAAGAGATGAAAAATTAAAACTTTTACAAGGTTATCAAACTCCAACTGCTAATAACAATAATTCTCAAAATATTGGTGAGTCTAGTTTTGCAGGAGATTTAACTAGAGCTACTGCACAAGGTTTAACTTTTGGTTTTGGTGATGAAATAGAAGCATTGTTTAAATCTGCAACATCTGGTGATATTACTTATGAAGAAGCAGTTAAACAAGCTAGAGGAAAACTAGATAGATTTAGAAAAGAAAACCCTGTACTTGCTTATGGTTCAGAAATAGCCGGATCAATACCTACTATGTTAGTAGGTGGTGCA